AATATTCTGCATTATGTGTTTTACCTCCACTAAAATATTTACAAGATTGTCCTTTTAAAAAATCAAAGCAGATAATGCTAGGAAAATAACTAAATGAATTCCATAGTTCAAGATCTTTGAGATCTTGATCTGGTACGTTTCTGCGATCAAAACTTTTTTGAAAAAAAGCGCTGATAGGTAATCTGTAATAGATTGCACCTGATTCAAGTATACAATGAAATAATATTGCGCGGCCAGATATACTCGCAATACCAAAGACCACACAACTTTCAGTTTCTCCATGATGCTGTTTAAAGTCATATAAATATTCCCTTCTTACGTTACAATAAATTGGTGGAATGTTAGCATTAAGATACGACATAATCAATCATATATATCACCCCAGTTTTCACCAGACTCGTAATCAACTTTATTTGGAATATCTAATTGAATTGCATTCTCCATTATCTCAACTATTTTTTTAGCATGTTCTGGAGACTCAACTGATATATCTAATTCATCATGAATTTGAATATGAGCAACTATACCTTCTTTATATAATTCTAACATAGATTTTTTAGTCATGTCAGCAGCTGATCCTTGAATCAATTTATTTAAAGCTTTGTAAGTGTATGCTCGCTTGATCCCTGGTCCATGTTCCTGGAGTGCATCTTCATGAGGCAATGCTTTATGCATACCAAAACTATTTGGTTCCCATAAATGAAACCTACATAGTCTACCAAGTAATGTTCTAATCTGACCACGTTCTTGAGCTCTATTAGACGCTGAGTTCATTAACTGTTTAACAAATGGAACCTTAGCATGATACTGATCAAATAATTCTGCAGCTTTTTCTTTAGACACACCAAGTTCAGCTTGTAACTTTGCTTTACCCATTCCATAAAATAATCCAAGGTTAATTGTCTTAGCTTGTGATCTTGGAATGTTAGCCATATCAGCAACAATCTTATGAAAGTCTGTATTAGGATTATTCTTATATGATTCTATTACAGGATATACTGAAGGGAATTGATGCAATGATGCATAGTGTACAACCAATCTTGGTTCTTGCTGTGAATAATCGAAACAACCCCACGTATGTTTTTCTTCTGGTAAGAATAAAGATCTAATTAATGGTCCAAGATCCTTGTTCCTTGCTGGTAATTGCTGTAAGTTTGGATTATTATAACTGAATCTTCCAGTAACAGTTCCACCTTGATCAGATCTAATTTGATTGATCTCAGCATGAATTCTTCCTTTGTGTTCATACCTAATGATTGTATCAATAAAAGTTGTATGCGCTTTATTAATTTCTCTTGCTTTTGCAATCATTTGAACTATAGGGTTAGAATGTTCTTGTAAAAAATTTTTAGTAAAGGATGGCGCTAATGATTTCTCAGTTCTATCATATTCTAATCCAAGCTTATCAAAAACTTTTGCTATGCTTCTTGCGGCCCAAATCTGGGGCTCTATCCCTGTTTCTTGTTTTACTTTTAATAACAATTCATTCTCTTGTGCTGTTAGTTGTTGTTTCAACTTGTGTGCACGTTCTATATCAACTCTTACACCTTTAAATCTCATGTCAACTAGACATGGGAATAAATCAGTTTCTGTACTAAATATTGATTCTATATCTTGATGAACTATTTCTTTTTTAAACATTTGCCAAAGTTCTAATGTAAGTTCAGCATCCTTCTCAGCATATGATCCAACTTCCATCGCTGGTAATTGCCACATATCTTCTTTAGGATCTAATCCTCTTGACTTGGCTGCTTCATTTAAAGCGGCTTCGCTCTTACCATAACCAAGGTAATCCCAAGACAACATATTTAAACTATATTGAAATCTATTCTCATCAACCAATGATGCTGCAATCATAGTATCTACGATTAAACCATTGATTTTAATACCTAATTGTCTTATCCAACATACGTCATACATTGCATTATGAAATATTTTTATTGATGGAGTTGCCATGGTATCTTTGAACCATTCTAAAACTTTCTTACGATCCATGTTAGGACCTGATCCATGCGCTATTGGAAAATAAAAAGATCGTCCAGGAACAGCTACAGCAATACCGATTACTTCTCCATTACCTATAACAGAACCGGATCCTTTCTTTTTTAAATCTGGATCTCTTGTTTCTAAGTCTACTGCAATCTCATCATAAGATCTTAGATCTGGAAATTCCTCTGGTTCTACCCATTCCTTTTGTGCTTCAAATAGAGGTACTTTCATAATCCCTTTCAATAATCATTTCTATATAATGGATTGCTTTTAACAAATCCTGTTTCTTTCCTTTATCCTGGTGTCTTCAAATATATTTAATTGCATTGCCTTCAGCAAACAGTATCTTATTCTTATTGATAAATAAAGAGGGTTGTATTTTATATTTCTTATAATGTGCTCCTCCTATTTGTTTATAAAATGTCTTATTACTCATAACTGATAACCATACCTTTCTTTTTTTGATTTAAATAAATAAAGATTTTCCATAGATCTTGTTGCACCTACATACCAAACTCTATTTTCTTCATCTTGTTTGTCTACATTCTCAGCAGTAGCTTCTCTGATCTTCCTTGCATTATCTAATACAAGAACAACATTCTTACATTCACCACCTTTTGCTGCATGAATGGTTGATACTTCTATTCTTGGTTCTTCAGATAATTTCTCACCATTAGATAACATAGTCCTAATATAAAATTCTTCATTATGATCTGTATTTACAAATGCATCATACCATTTAATATCTCTATTAAATCCAAGATCTTCTATTCTAACTGTCATTTTATTTTGAAAATTATTTTCATTAAAAGGTTCCTGTAAGTAATCATAAATATCTCTACAGTCAGCAATTGATATTTGATTCCCATCAGTTAAAGAAGTCCACCTTAATATTGATTTATAAAGTTTATTATTAAAACTTTTTCCATACATATTCTTATAATAAAGATTGTTTTGTTTTAATTGATTAGATATTTCTAAAGCTCTATATACAGTTCTTGTCAGTATTAACCATTTATCATTGTTAATATCTAAATTATCAAAGTTAAATATTGACTCTACTTTCCCCTGTATAATATTTCCGTTAATATCTTTTTTAGGAAAATATATCTTTTCTTTTCTATTACCTTGTATTCTATCCAATATGATATTAGAAATTTCTTGAACAGCTTGTGGTATACGTTCAGATTGTTGTAGTACCTCTTCTATTGCTGGTTGATCAATAAATCTATTAACATCAGCTCCAGCCCATGCAAATATAGCCTGGTCATCATCCCCTGCTATAAAAATATCTTTTGATTTATCATTTAAAATATCAAACATCTTCCATTGTATCGGAGATAAATCCTGTGCTTCATCAATAAATACAACATCAAACAATGGACATTTATCTTTATTATTTACAAATTGAGTAATCATATCTGTATAGTCATAAAGATTATATGCTTTTTTATAATTTAAAAAGTTTTCATAAATATGATTTAATACTTCAAAATCTATTTCTCTACTCCACTCATTAGTATTAAACTCCTCTTCAATAGATATATTTTTAATTCGCGCTTTATTTATTAATTTAAAATATTCATTGTCACAATTTAAATATCCACTTTCATCTGATTCTGAATAATAATTAACTCTTATACTTAATTCTCTTCCAATTTGTTCATAATGAACTGGTTGCATTACATTTTCTTCGCTCATACCTAAAGTATGAAAAGCTAATGAATGAAGTGTTTGAAAAAATTTAACATCAGTTCTAACATAGTTTTTATTTTTATTTAAAAATCTTTCTCTTGCTTCCGCAGCAGCTTTCCTAGTAAAAGCAAAATAACCAATCTTATTTAATGGAACACCTTTCATTAAATAGTTATTGACCTCATTTAATAATGTCATTGTCTTTCCTGTTCCTGGTGGTCCTAATACTTTCTTTATCATTAAAATACGTCTTTATTACCCTTCATTTTGACTAATTCTGTTTTAGCTATTTCTTTTATAAATTTATTTCCTTCTAACTTTAAATTTATTTTAACAACTTCTATAGCTTCATAGTTCGTAGTTTCATTATTTAATTTTGGAAACCTTTTCTTAACACCGAATTCTGCTTGATATTTTTCTTTTATCTTTTGACCAGTTCTTTCTTTTCCTTCCTTCCATTCTTTATTCTTTAAAGTATTAAAGAAATTTGCAAATTTAAAATATGCAAATCCATCTTCTACTAATACCGCTCCTGATTTAAAAGAAGCATATGATTTTGCTTTTGGTCCATTGAAGTATTCCTCTAAATATTCATGTAATAATTCATCTGGAGTTGTTCCTTTAGGTGGTTGATGTATTTCTACAGGAGGTAATAATTTAGCAATAACATTTTCAAAGTCATCTCCCTTTACCTTTGCTACATAAATATTTGCAGTCTTCATAATTAAAGATCGTAATTCTTCTTGATCTTTAATTTGTTTAATATCTTTAGCTCTTACTTGTTTAATACCTTTGTTTTCTGGTAATTCAACATTGAATGTATATTCTGGTTCTGGATAATTAATTTTTACTAGATTAGATAATGGTGGAAACATTCTCTTCCTATCAGATCCAACACCATGTTTTCTTTTAAGACACTCTGATTTCATACAGAAATTAACAATAGGTTCTTGAGTACAACTATATCCCTTTGTATTTTTTGCAGCTGATTTAACTTTATCTAATATTTTTTTCTCTGATCCCCAATCATCTAATACGATACCATTAGAATCTTTAATAAAATATTTTTGTGGAGCTGCCTTAAGAACACTTTGCCAATTATCAGGATATTTTTTCTTAGCAAATACCATATAGTTATATAGCCATCTATCTCTAGCATCAGTTAAAGGTTCTTTAGCCATAATCTGTAAACAAGGAGGGCCATCATTAAATTCATCTGGACCTCCTTGTAAGACAGTTTTCACAAGGGCAAGCGAAAACTCTTCTAATTCTTCTTTTGTTTTTTTATTGTGATTAACTACTTTAATAAATTGTTCTAGTGTAAAAGCAGTTCCATCATAATTAATTGCAACTCTTTCATCTCCATTAAAGTAAGGAAGATTTATGTATTGACCATTAGACCATTCTTTTTTTTCTTCATCATATCCAAGCTCGGTTTGTTTTGGATATACTTCTGTACTTGGTTTTAATTTTAAAACATATAATAAACTTTCTAAAAAGTTTCTTAAAAACACCGCTCTAGCTTTTTCTTTTAAAAATAAATATAAATGTAGTCCACCGCTTTTTGATTTAACTGGAATTAATGGAAGATTATTTTGTTTTATAATGTCTAAATATTTTTTATATGGAAAATTAACATAACTATGTTCCTTATCATCAATATCAATAGCACCAAAACTTGCCATGCCATCATCATCACATGGTTGAATACCAATAGATGTTCTACCGTTTAAATGATCTAAATAATGTTTTTCAGTTATTTCTTTAAATGACCACCCATATTGTTTTGGTTTTTTCTTTCCTGTGTTAGGATCAATTTTAAATTCATCTAAATATGCAATACCAAAATTTCTTTTTAGCCCGCTAAATATTTCTCCAAATTCTTTCTCCATAAATGCCCTTGTTGTTTGGGGCAAGGATTAACTTGCCCCGATTACTTAATTAGAAGTGGGCTTCTGAAGTCTTTTCAGACCCATTGGACTCACCATGTTTGACTTTGATGTCTCCTCTTGAAACACTTTCAGCAAACGACTTAGCTTGTTGGTATAAAGAAGAATCCTCAACTGGACCTACTTTACTAACTTCCCAACCAAACCAAGTACCTTTATCATTTGATTGTTGTACTGTTCTTAATTTGTATACATGACTAAAAGATGCCGGTGTAAATAATCCATTTGCACCTTTCATCTTGATACTAGCCATCATACTATTCCATTTTCTACTAATCTTTAATTGCGTAGATTTCATAGCAAGTAAAGCTGTAGTTGGAGTTTGACCACAAACAATTAAAAAATGACTTGCAGTTTTCTCAATATAGTTTCCACTAGGAAGTCTATCTTTGAAAGAGCCGTCTCTTTTTGTTTTTGTTAGTATGTCACTTGAAGATGAATGGATTCCAACTGGAGCCCCAGAACCTTCGCCTCTATCTTGCCATTCAATATATTCCAATTTGTAATGACATGGTAGGACATCAATTCCTTTTTCACCATCAAACAATTCTCCTGTAACAGAGTTATAAATCATTCCAGGTTCTGCACCTTGAACATATTTACCATCTCTCTTGTTAACTTCTGGAGATAATTGTCCTAGTATTTTAAGAAAAGGTAATGCTAGATCTTCATGACCCATGTTACCTAGACCTTTATCTGCGTCTGCTTCAAACAGACTAACAGCTAAAGCTCCTGCAGCTACTTTCTCAGTCACTGCATTGGACTTTTTTGTCCCTTGTTCCATCGTGCTTTGTGCTTTGTTCATGTTTATTTCCTTATTATTTTGGTTCTGTTTCCTGCGAACACATTAAATAAGTCAGAGGGCATATCTTTCCCAGCTTCAATACGCTCTCTGACTAATGCTTTGAGAGTCATGGGCTCAACCTTTAATCTCTGGGCCGGTTGATATCCATTCTCTGCCGCAAGGTTTGCATAAGCAATTGCCTTGTTATCTTCGTTGCGGCCAAAAGAAACGGTAACCTCATTTTTAATAAGATCACCTAGACCGTTTGTACGAAGCCAGTTAAATGCCTCTTCTTTCCTTTCTGGGGAAATTGAAGCACCGTAGATGGGTTTCACTTCTACAGCGGT